TGTTTTACATTTTAGATGTTCAGTTTGTAATTCTATATGACGGGTGTCTCGTAAAACTTCTTTAAGAATATAGGTTTTACCAACACCCGATGCTCCACATATGAACACATTTTTACCGTTATTAATGTGCTTACGTACCAGGTCTATATATTTTTGATGAATCGTTGTTAAAGGTGTGTTATTTTTTTGTGATACTACCTTAATGAAAGACTCCATTGATGAACTTACTAATGAAGCAATAGATTTGGTGCTTGAAAATAGCGCACTTCATAAACGTATCGTAGAACCTTTAAAAAGAAAAATTGTACCATATGTTGTATGTAGTTTAATGACCAATTTGATCATGATTATTATTCTGTTCTACCTTGCTCGACGTCTGTCTCTTCTTCAGCCCCCCCCTCGGTAGATTCTTCATCTTCATCTTCATCTTCATCTTCATCTAAAGAGGGTCCGAAAAATCCAGCGGGTGGGGGTTCATCCTTTTTCGATAAGAATTTACCTATCTTCTCGAGAGGGGTCCCGGCAGTCATTGCCTCAATAGGATCTATCGTCCTCGGTAAAGTGAGTAGTGGAATTGAACGCACGTTGAGAATCTCCGGTTTGGTAAATACACTGTCTAGGGGATATTCATCTTCAAACTGCTTCAAGACAGACTTGGGCACCGAGGGTGACTGCTCTAACAAACGATCATATTCCGTCTTACATTCACCAACGAAATCTAAACCCTCTTTGCTACGCTCTCCCCTGTCTAGGGCTAACATAAGACGGATGTTCCTAGAAAGCATACCGAAAGCTAACGCAGCTGTTCTATGGTTTTCCATGAGTTCATTAATTTTGAGGAATTGGGATATAGTCGCTATGAGCCCCGCTGTTAGGTTTAAACCACCAATTATAGAGGGAGCAAACGACTGCACGTTCTCTGGAAAGGTACCCTGGGCGAAATTCGCGGTTCCAGTTATAGTAGAAAGTATAATAACTGGTAAAGTGAACCGAATACTGGAACGTCGGTAAATGAAAAATGCGCGATGATGCATATACCTGTAACACGCAGAGGCCTCACCCCACTGTTTGAGTATATTTTCGTGACCATCTGTCCATGACAGACGCATCTCTTCACGGGAAATCTTTTTTTCTTCCGTCATTATATAATAGATGAATATAATTTTCCTGATTCATCTAATTTTTTTAATCGGTATATTAGTTATTCCATTTACAAATAATAAAAGATATCTCCACTTTTATTCAATTCTCATACCATTTCTATTTTATCATTGGTCGGTGAATGATGATACATGTGCAATGACACAGGCAGAAATGTACTTTACGGGGAAGGATAAAGATGAAACATTTATGCACAGATTGGTGAGTCCGATATACAAGATGGAAGAGAATGATGTCAATAAATGTACAAAAACACTGTTTTTTGTTCTATGGGGAATCGTACAATATAGATTGGGGTATTTAAATATAATATTTGAAGATTTCAAACAATTAAAGAAACGCAGTTAGTATAATATACTATGGAAAGTAAAATCTACAACGAGATATCCAGACTCGTGAGGATGCGTGAACTTTGTCACGAAACCTATCTAGTAAATTTGGAAGATGTTCAAGAAAAAATTGAAAAGGTTGATAACCAAATTAAACAGACTGAGTCTACTGTAAAGATTGAAATACTAGAAAGGCAGCGAACCCTTTACAATAAAGAGATTAGAAAACTCGACAATTCGATGGAGAAAACCACCGATACATTAAACCAAAAAATTAACATACTTCAAGTTGAGCTAAATAATATACAGAAGGAAAGGGAATCATTTGAATACAACATTGAAAAAATCAGAAATGGTATAGAAAATGAAAATACTGGTGATGTTTTCATCATGTTTTCCAACGTCCTCAACGCACTAGAAATTCTCAAGAAGGAGAGAAACGAAAACGATCAAAAAAGTGAACACTCGTCTTAAAATTGTAATACAAAAGCATACAGTACGCATCAGCTATGTCATGTTTTCTCTCATATGGAATCGTATCTAAATCTATATACTTCCCCATTTTGACAAGAACGCGCTCCTTCCTCTCTTCGTAGTTTAGATGACCCATCCCGAAGTGTGCGTGTATTGTCAGGGGTGAAATCAGTAGAACCTTATCTTTGAACATATAGTGTAGTAGAATCTCGATATTCGTGAAGCCTTGGGGTGGCTGTCTCTCTATAAGGATCCGATCGGCCTTGTCGAACACGTCTTTATGGTCATCTACAAATAAAGGAACTAAGTCAACAAAGTCATTACTGTAAATGTATTTGTAGTCTTCTAAACTTACCTTTTTCATGTACTCAACTTTAATCACCGGTCCATTCCCACACTCAGCGAGGACGAGACCCATATTGTGGAATCCTATATCTATGGCCAAGACCTTCATGTCTTTATGTCAAAGATTTTCTTTAATAATAGTATATGAAGAATAAGACAAAGATTCAAACATTGTGGGTGACTCTCGTCGTACTCATCATCGCTCTAGCATACTTATGGAAGAATCCCCGAGTCGTCACGACACAGGTGACTCACCCCCCAGCTCCACCCCGTAGACCATTTTTTAGACAAAAACGTGAACCCGAGTTCAGGGGTCCCCCGATTAAGGAGTACAAACCCGGTCACATGCAGCAGATGGGCTTACTTACTGGACCGGGTGACGAAACCCTCCCCCTCTACGGCAAGGAGGTTCGTGGACGCCGGGACAGGTACCACTACTATACGACTACGGGTGGTGAAAACCTGTACCCGGTTCCCGTGAGTCACAATGGTAGGGACTGTATGGAGGACATCGGGTGCCAGGAGCTTTATGGAAATGAAACAGTCTCAGTGACTGGTAAGACTGGTTCATTTGGGGTTAATATGTACAGAACTGACAACTTTTTCTAATCTATCAAGTCTCGACACCTAAGTTAATTGAAAAAAAGGGGATTTAAAAAGTAAAATGGTTAAAGTACAGAGTGTTCGTACAACTTCTTCCCGGATTGTAATGGAACTTGAAAAACCCCAATTTAAACCATCCGCGAAGGAGAAGAAGCTCATAAAAATTGCAAAAGAGGCTATAGACCAGCTCGGTAAAAGCTACAATGAATTGGAAACTGAAAGGGAAAAATACGACAATCAAATAAAAATATTGAAAGAGGAGGTGGAAGAATTGAGGACATATTGTCGCGATGTCAAAAAACATATCACACGAGCGAGAGCACGGGAGAATGTGGCGCGTTCGAGACTCCACGAGGTGGCAGCTAAGCGCCGTGTGGAGGCACAGGAGAGGGCTAAGCTCTGTGAGAAAAAAAAGAAACCCGAAACTTCGAGCATAAGATTTCGAAGGTAAAACTCCAGGTAGTTGAGAACCTTTTGAAAAAGGTTGGTGCTGGACCCAGCACTACTCGATAATTATATTGGATTATGATATATGAACAACAGGGAATATACTTCATTTAGGAGAGAAATAATGAAATACAAGAATCTTGTTAATCAGCGTGGAATTAATGAAATTTCTAACGCGGTAAAACGGGGGAACAAAACTCGTAACCAGGGGTTAGTTGAAGCTTATAACAAAGCGAACATAGAATATAGAACACGAATGACGGGCTACTATCCTACAATGGTGAAGAATTTTTTAATAATGTTACGCGATCAAAAAGTCATTACAACGGGGCAGATGCTAGCATTTACAAAGGATAGAGCTATGAGAACACTTGTACGGGGAGTGGTCGGGAAAGCTCCATCCAGACCTCCGTGCGTTAAAATACAAAATGCTAGAGGACGTTCTAATGCTTATAAAGCTATTATATCTACTAGGCGTGCTGCGGCAAGTGCCGCGGCAAGTGCCCTTAGCACACCCCTTAGAGCTGCGAGCAGTGTGATGAGTCGCTTGCGCCGGGCGAAGACGAAGACGAAGACGAAGACACCTAAATGAGACTTTCAAAAACGGAGCCGGTCAAGTCTCGGTTTTTCTCGGTTTATAAACACCGAGACCTCGATTGGGTCTCGCGAGAGCTCAACAGAACCGTGTGTATTTAATGGATACACATATTGAACACGAATCAAATCTACTGTAACATGTTTCTTATCCGAAGCCTGACTATAGTGAACAGCCAACGCAGCTGCATCCTTTTTAGTTTCTTTTGGTAAGAAATCTCCATCATAAGAAACTACGACATGTGAACCCGGCCACCCCTTGACATGAAGCCACCAATTCGCCGCATGACTCGACTCAGTGAGTTCATAATTCTCCTTGGCATTTGTACCAACTCTAATAGTAATTCCATCCAGGGATTCATACGTCTTCATGTATGAATATATTCTATAATCTTTATATAAAATGCATGTCATCCTAAAACCCAGTCCATCGGTCACCCACCGGTACAGAGTAACTTTACCGTGTAAAAGGTCGATAGATTTTGGGAAAAGTGGGGTTGAATACTACGTCGACCATGGAAATCCCCGCATAATGAGGGCACAACTTCTTAGGAAGGGGGCGATCCTACCCAAGGAGGTGCGAATTGAGAGGGATCCCTATGAAATTCACAGGGGTATGTTGAAAGTTAAGAAAAGTACTATGGAAGATTGGGATAACTACCTTTCTCAAGATTTCTGGGAGCGTTGGTTACTTATGTCATTTTCTAATGTGCATAAGTCCAAGCTTTGGATGGCGACACAGGAGGGTGTGCTTTTTATGCCTGTACCCGAAGATTTTTGGTATTGTTCTAATTCCCCGTAGAACCAAAGCCACCATCACCTCGTTCAGTTTCTTCGAGGAGACTAATTTCTTCAACTGGTGGAGTCTCACACCTTTCTAGGATCAACTGTGCGACGCGGTCACCCTTCTTCACTTCAAAATCGGTATCCCCCATGTTGAAGATGATGACTGAAATTTCACCAGTGTAATCAGGATCGATGACACCGGCACCAATCTGAATGCCATTTTTCATCGCCAACCCAGACCTTGGAGCAACTCGGCCATAGACCCCCGGGGGGAGTGATATCGCGATGCCCGTGGAGACAACCCCTCTTTTACCCTTTGCGATAACACCATCACAATTGCTATACAGATCATAACCAACAGCACCACCAGAACCTCGAGTAGGTAGAATAGAATCATATCCAAGCTTTTTGACCCCGAGGGACATTATACATCCTTAAGGCGCTTATTCTTTAAGGCGCGATATGTCAACACACATATTCCATAACTGAAAATATTGAAAAAGAGTTGACAGGTCATTAGATGTATTCTCACATATAGTTTTTTATTGTCACACAAGAACCACACAACTAAAGACATAAAAGTTTCATACCAGACACGAAAAAATACGTTTGTAAATAAATATATTTCTCGAAGGGTTTGATTTCTCGGAAATAAGTGTTTGAGTACCAATACAGATGTATCAATTTCAATTAATCCCAAATATGCTGTCATGTAGGCTTCTTCTGGGACATACAAAGGTCTCATAGCGTAAATTAAAGCCATGATATGGTGTAGTATAATGAGTTTACGGAACGACTGTATAATTTTGGGCTGTATGTAAATCCACACAAGTTCGTAGGACATATAAAATGTCAGCGCGTGTGTGAGAAACATTGGATATACCACATATCCCAAAACTATCTCTGAAAGACAGAGGGTAGAAAAGGGTACTAGGAAATAGGCTGATGTAATGTCATGCACCCGAATCACATTCATTATATACTAAAAAAATAAAAAATTAGTGTATAATAAATGGCATCACCCGTACCAGAAAAATTTGAATCTTGGATTAGAATAGTCGCTTTATTTGGAACTACGATTCTCCATTTTACATGGGGTAATGAAAGTATTTCCAGAATAGATGAATATTTAATGGTATTATCATCATTATCGGCTATATTAACATTCTACGTAGTTAAATACTTTTTCACGTGAATGCACTCAGAGGGTTTCGAACCCCCGACCTCAAGCTTACTAAGCTTGCGCTCTACCACTGAGCTATGAGTGCTAATATCGAGAACAGGTTTCGATCCTGTGACCTTAGGGTTATGGGCCCTACACGCTTCCACTGCGCCACCTCGATATAAGATGCTGAGAGTGGGGTTCGAACCCACGCGACTTACGTCAGGCGATCTTAAGTCGCCCCCCTTAGACCACTCGGGCATCTCAGCTTCTCCCCTCCCCCCCACTGAATAATATTATACCTAAATCTTTAAGCATTTGGGATTAGACTGATATGAAGTCTTTTCCTCGAGTGTAGCTAAATCTTTCTCAACCTTCTTCTCGAGACCTGAGCACCCATGTTTCTCTAGATGAAGACAACGTGGACAAAAATTTCCACTACAGTGCTTACATTCTATGGGCACTCCACACTTCTTTTTACACAACTGACAGGGCATATACTATAACTGGGATAAAGATTTTAAGTGTCTTACATATAGTACATGTTGACTCTTGCTATTGCGAAACCTACCCGACTACCTATCACGAATCGTTCTATCCCCGAATACGAGAAACTCAAGACCAGTCTCAAGAACTCTACAGCTGCTTATGGTGTGGCTCTATCTACGTCATACTTTATTACACAAGGAGCGGATGCCGGTGTTTCAGCAACTCTCGGTGCGGTTGCATCATATACATATATGAATCTTCTTTCGGATCATGTGGACAATATCGAAAAGTCAACTTTTCAAAAACAGATGTTTGTGCCAGTAAGCACGGCTGTTTTTGAAGTGCTGTGGAATAACGCACCATTTGCATTTGATTTTGATTATGGTGCCACATTTATTGGATTTTTAGCGTATAAATTTGCGTTGACGTATGTTTTATTTGAAACGATTCGAGATATGATTATTGAAGACACAATTGACGAAGATGTGTGAATTATTTTTTAACGGAGATGACACGATAGTGGGCTTTAGCGCGGCGGCTCGCCTTGACTTTGATTGTTTTTGTATTAATGTTCATGGGAACTACTGGACGTATCGCTTTACGAAAAGACCTGATGGGCATCCAGTTCATGGGGGTTGGACTATTTTTTTCAATCTTTCTCCTTTTTGCTGGTGGCGTGTTGGACATTTTAATATACTGAGAAAAAAAATCTATCATTTCCGTGTGTAGCGTCGATTTCGTCGCCTTTGGTTTGCACGTTTTCGTTTGCGTATGGTGCGCAGTTCGTCAGTTGCTTCCATTATTTCTTTCCATATCCATATCTTACGTTGCACGTCGGGGCAGAGCGGGGCGGTAGCTTGTAAAAATGCGAATTTGACAGCGTCGCTCATTTTCAACTTGAACTTGATTTTATATATTTTTATTAAAAACTTAGGTTGCTAATTACTTCATCTCCCCAAACTG